CCTTGATGGAAAAGATCCAGGCTCATGCAGCTGAAGAGAGCCCTCAGGAATGTTGCGGGTTGGTGGCGGTGGTCAAAGGTCGCCGCAAGTATTTCCCATGCAAAAACTTGGCAGTCACACCTGAGGAACATTTTGTCTTAGATCCGCTGGACTATGCAGCAGTGGAGGATCAGGGCGAGATTATTGCTGTTGTTCATAGCCATCCAGTTACAAATCACGCACCATCACAGGCTGATCGAGTGGCGTGTGAGCAAAGCGGGTTGCCTTGGCACATCATCAACCCCAACACAGGCAACTGGGGTTGCTGCGAGCCAGAAGGCTTTGAGCTGCCTTATGTGGGCCGTGAGTTTGCTCATGGAATGGTTGATTGCTACAGCTTGTGCCGCGATTGGTACAAACGGGAGTGGGGACTTGAGCTGAAGAATTATCCAAGGCGTGATCAGTGGTGGGAAAACGGCGAAAACCTGTATTTGGACAACTTTGAGAAGGAAGGGTTTCACCCTATCCCGGTGTCTGAGTTGCGGCGGGGTGATGCGTTGTTGATGCAGCTAGCTTCACCTGTCCCTAACCATGCAGCTATCTACATCGGGGATCAGCAGGTTTTGCACCACGTTCAGGGGCGATTGTCGAGTCGCGATGTGTTCGGCGGTTATTATTTGAAAAATGTAGCCTGCGCTTTGAGACATGAAAGTTGTTAAGGTCTACGGCGCGTTGCGTGAGCAGTTAGGCCAAGGCAAATTTGAGTTTGTAGCTGATACACCTGCTCAAGCACTGAAGGCATTGCTTGTCAATTTTCCTGGGCTTGAAAAGTGGTTGCTAGACAGTGAAAAGCGTGGGGTTGCGTATCGGGTAACGGTCGGGAAGCAACCTGTTCACAACGACGACGTGTCGGGGTTGTTTTTGCCTTGGAGCGAACAGGAGGTTTTTAGCATTACGCCTGTTTTGATGGGTGCAGGCGGTGGGGTTGGGCGAATCCTTATTGGAGTGGCACTTGTCGCCGCCAGTATCTTTATCCCAGGAGCGATGGCGATTGGCTTTGGGCTTCAATTCGGCGCGATTAGCTTAAGCGTGGGGGTTATCGGAGCTGGTTTAATTTTGACCGGCGTAGCTCAAATGATTTCGCCAACTCCTAAACCTCCAGGGCTGCGCGAACAGGATGACGCTGTTCGGCTGGAATCAAATGCTTTCAGCGGGATGGTCAACACCACAAGACAGGGTGTTGCCGTACCAATAGCCTATGGACGTGTGTTCGCTGGTTCAGTGGTTCTTTCTGCTGGCCTTGACGTTGATCAGGTTTAACAATGACTAAATCGAAATATATTGCTGGTGCTGGTGGCGGAGGTGGTGGTTGTTTTACTGCTGAAACGCTTATTGCTGTTCCTGGCGGACAGACTCGCATTGATGAGATTGTTGTTGGCTCAAACGTTCTTAGCTTCGACGACAAAGGCGAGATCCACTCAGCCAAAGTCCTGAAGGTCCATAAGCATGAAAATGAAAGAGTTGTCAGGTATACGCTCTGGGGCGGTGAGTTCTTAGACGCAACGCCTAATCATTGGGTTCTGAACCAGTACAACGCTTTCGTTGAAATTGGAACGCTTGAGGCTGACGATTGCGTTGTTGATTCACTAAATCAGCTCCGGCCTATCCTCAGCCGCGACGAGCTGGGCAACCATACGGTTTACAACCTGACGGTTGAAGGTCGCCATACGTTCATCGCAAATGGTGTTCGTGTTCACAACGCTGGACTAGGCAGCAGGATCATTGGTTCTGGCGGTGGAGGTGGCGGCGGCAAAGGAGGAGGAGGAGGAGGAGGAAGCAGCACCCCAACTGAGGCAGATGACTCCCTTCAATCCAAGCAGTTTGGAAACGTGCTGGACCTTCTCAGTGAGGGCGAGATCCAGGGATTGGATGACGGGAACAAAAGCGTTTTCCTTGACGGAACGCCTGTTGTAAGTGCTGGAGGAAGTAGCAACTTCTCAGGATTTACTGTTGTCACTAGAAATGGCACCCAAGGGCAAAGCTATATTCCTGGCGTTTTCAGCAACGTAGAAAATGAAGTGCCTGTTGATGTAGAGATAACAAAGGCAGTTTCTGCCACTCGAACAATTACTGACACAAATGTCAACCGTGTTCGAGTGACTATTACTGTTCCTTCACTGCAAAGATTTGAAGATGATGGCGACATTACTGGCACAAGCGTAAGTATTCAGCTTCAAGTTCAATACAACTCAGGCGGATTTAATGTTGTAAAATCAGACACTATCAATGGTAAAAGCAGCAGTCAGTACCAACGCGACTATCTAATCACGCTGACTGGAGCCTTCCCGGTAGACATTAAAGTTGTGCGTGTTACTGACGACACCAGTAGCTCAAAACTTGCAAACACAACTAGATGGTCAAGTTTTACTGAAATCATTGACGCAAAGCTTGCTTATCCAAACAGCGCCTTGGTGGGTCTGCGGTTTGACTCACGGCAGTTCAACTCAATCCCTAAGCGTAATTATTTAATCCGAGGAATCAAAGTTGCAATTCCAAGTAACGCAACGGTTGACACGACAACCCACTTAGGGCGCATTACTTATTCAGGCGTTTGGGACGGTAGTTTTCAAGCAGCAACCTGGACAAATGACCCGGCGTGGTGCTTTTGGGATCTGCTGACAAACGAACGCTATGGCGCAGGGGTGCCTGACTCATCACTGGACAGGTATGACTTCTTTTCAATTAGTCAGTATTGCAACGAATTGGTCGATGATGGCAGAGGAGGGCAAGAGCCTCGCTTTAGCTGTAATTTGTTGATCAATCAACGCAAGCAAGTCTTTGACGTTATCAAAGAAATGACAAGCATCTTTAGGGGTATTTCATATTATGGGGCAGGGTCACTGGTGTTGTTGCAGGACAAGCCGTCTGATGCACAATTTACGCTAGGCCCAGCAAATGTTACTGATGGGCTGTTTGCTTACTCAGGGTCATCACTTCGCAGCCGGCATACTTGCGCGACCGTTGGCTATCAAAGTTACGACGAACAAGGCGAAGTTTCTTTTGAGTATGTTGAGGATGAAGATGCTGTTAGTAAATACGGTGTAAACAACAAAGAAATCAAAGCTGTCGGCTGCTATTCACAGGGGCAAGCTAATAGGCTTGGCAAATGGACTCTCTTAAGTGAGCAAGACTTATACGAAACTTGCACGTTTTCAATCGGCATTGACTCAGGAATAGTGCTGCGCCCTGGCACGGTTGTGGACATTGCTGACCCGTTGCGTGCTGGAACGCGCAGGAATGGCCGCGTTTCTGCTGCTACCTCGTTACAAGTAACGATTGACAGCACAACAGAACTGGCTGTCAATCTTGGCAATGGTCCCACAATTTCAGTAGTCTTACCGACTGGCTTAGTTGAAACACGCGATATAGACAGCATCAGTGGTGCCGCTGTTAATGTCACGGCTGCATTTAGTGAAGCTCCTGCGGTTAATGCTCCTTGGCTAATACAAACAACAGATATTCAGTCTCAACAATTTCGTGTTGTAGCTGTTGCCGAAGGAGATGACGGCGCATTTGACGTTACTGCGCTTAAGTACAACGAAAGCATTTATAACGCAATTGAACAAGATTTAAATCTGACGCAGCGCGATATTACAAATGTTTCAGCTACTCCTGGGGCGGTGACAGATCTCACGGTAACTGAGTTCCTCTACGAAGACGGCGGGACGGTTCGCACTGGTGTGGACGTTACATGGACAAGCCCGATTCAGAATGTCCAAGACTTTGTTGTTAAATACCGCCTTGACAATAATAATTTCATTCAAACAATCACGCAGACGCAATCAATCCAAGCAAGAGGATTGAGGGCGGGATCTTTTGAATTACAAGTTACGGCTAGGAGTTTTATTGGCAAAAGCGGTCCTACCACTTCGCAGACGTTTGCGCTGCAAGGCAAAACAGCCGTTCCAGGCAATGTTTCAAATCTCACTTTGGAGCCATTGAATTACAACAGTGCTCGGTTGCGTTGGGACGAGAGTGTTGACCTCGATGTAAAAGTAAGCGGCAAGGTTCACATCCGCCACAACAACCTCACAGACGGCAGTGCAACTTGGAGCAACAGCGTCGACCTGATTCAATCCATCGCGGGGAATTCGACAGAAAAAACAGTCCCATTGCTTGAGGGTGAATATCTGGTCAAGTTTGAAGATGACGGAGGCAGGAAGAGCGCAACAGAGGCCAGTGCCATTGTCGATCAGCCAGTCACTCAAACCTTCTTTGGAGTGGCGACACAAAGAGAAGATCAAATTTCGCCAACGCCTTTTACGGGTGCAAAGACAGACACGGAATATAACGCAACCTATGACGCCTTAATCTTGTCCAGTTCTGGCGGTGACGTGGAGTCATCTGGCGAATATGCCTTTGCAAGCACCTTGGATCTTGAAGCGATCTATAGCTTGGATCTAGAGCGGCGGATTGTGTCGAGGGGCATCTATCCGACCGATACAATCGACAGTCGAACAGCTTTAATTGACACTTGGTTGGACATAGACGGCGGTGTTGTTGATGCGGTTAATGCTGAGCTTTACGTGCGAAAGACAGACGACAACCCGTCTGGTTCCCCTACCTATAGTGCATGGCAGCCGTTAGCAAACGGCGTATTAAGGGCGCGTGCGTTTCAGTTCAAGGCGCAGCTCACTTCAAGCGATCCAGCTCAAAACGTACTGGTTGATGAGCTGGGATTCAAAGCCCAGATGCAGCAACGCACAGAGCAGAGCACTGCAACCGTAGCCAGTGGCACATCAGCAAAAGCTGTGACTTTTGTAAATGCGTTCTTTACAGGAACTAGCAGCCTTGGTGGAACGAATAGTGCATTGCCGACTATTGGAATCACGCCTCAAAACATGGCGACCGGCGACTTCTTTGAGTTGTCAAGCATTTCGCGAACTGGTTTTACTGTTACATTCAAAAACAGCAGCGGAACAATCGTTGACCGCGATTTCAATTACATGGCTACTGGGTTTGGCAGGTCCTAGTAGAGTGTCAGAAATAGCGCAGTAAGGCCCAGTGGCAACCCATGATTATGTTTTAGCCAATCAAAGCGGGGCGGCGTTCCGTGGTGACCTGAATAATGCGTTGGCAGCTATCTCCAGCAATAACAGCAATTCAACCGACCCCGCGACCACGTTTGCCAATCAGTGGTACGTGGACACTGGCGACAGCACCCTGAAGATCAGAAATGCTGCTAACTCGGCTTATGTAAACGTCAGCGCGGTTGGGGGTATTGGCTCCGCAAACCTTGGTTTAGCCCTTGCTGCATCACCAACTTTCACTGGAACGGCGACGTTTGGCGGCAACATTTTGATGAGCGGCACTGGGGTGATTGACCTCCCGGTTGGCACAACCGCTCAGCGCCCAGGCAGTCCTAATAACGGGATGATCCGGTATAACTCAACGCTTGCGCGTTATGAGGGCTATTCAGGTTCAGCGTGGTCGCAAATTGGTGGCGGTGCCACTGGCGGCGGAACGGATCAGGTGTTCTATACAAACGATCAATCGGTTGATACAGATTTCACGTTGGCTGGAACGCTTAACGCAATGTCAGCAGGCCCTGTAGCAATTGCTAGTGGAGTTACAATAACGGTTAGTTCCGGTGCCACTTGGACGGTGGTCTGACATGAGCACGGTAAAAGCAGCAAATTTGCAGAACACGGGGAGCGGTGCTCCGACGTTTCAAAACAGCTCCGGCACGGAGATCGGTCAGCTATGCAAAGCGTGGGTACACTTTGACCCCATCAGCACTCTCGCGATCAAACAAGATTTTAACGTCAGCTCGGTGACAGACAACGGCACAGGTGACTACACCGTAAATTTTAGCTCTAGTGTAGGGAGTACCCCTTGCGTTGTAACCAGCTCATCTTGGAATGATATAAAGAGGGCCGGTTGGTCCGGATTAAATCCTCTTAGCGTCCCTGGCACTTCTAGTGCTCAAATTTTAGTTCAACAGCCAAGTAGTTATACATTTTATGATCCAAAAATCGTCACTGTTGCTGTTTTCGCTTAATCAATCATGAGCACACTTAAGGTCGCCACTATTCAAGACACGTCGGGCAACAACAGTTCGACGCCCGCAGGGATTGCATCCGGCACGGCGAAAGCGTGGGTCAATTTTGATGGCTCTGGAACGGTTGCTATTAGAGATAGCTTCAACGTTGCTTCGCTAACTGACAATGGCACTGGAGATTACACGATTACTTTTACGAATGCATTGGCAAATGCAAATTATGCCGTCGCTGGAACGGTAGGAACCACTGGCAGCACAGGAGCTTCAGATCTTTTCTTGGCCGGAGGGAGACAAACAGCTTATAGCAGTCTGAGGTCAACAACTGCAGCAAGATTTGCATCCACTAATGCTGCTGGGTCGGCTGAAGACGGTGCAATTGTTTCTGCAATCATTATCGGAGATTGACCCATGAGCACACTTAAGGTCAACACGCTTCAAAACACCAGCGGCAATACGCTGACCTTCATCAAGCAGGTTGTGCATGTTCCAAAAACTGATGTATGGTCTGCAGTTGCGTCTACTGGCGACTTTGACACTATTTTCTCTGCATCAATCACGCCTTCTTCTACATCCAGTAAAATTTTGGTGTTTTGGAACTCCAACTTTTCCTGCAAAGATAGCGGCCAACGCGGAGGTTTTCAGATGTTAAGAGGAACCACGCCAGTTAATGTTGGTGATGCAAATGGCAGTAGGACTATTTCTGGTGTGGGTAACTTGAGGTCGAACTCAAGCACTGAGAGTATACCTGCTTCGCAAATGTTTCTTGATTCACCAAGTTCAACCAGTGAAGTTACATATAACCTGCAAGTAGGCGCTGA